ATATATATAAACTTAAGTAACTTAAGTATCTTAAGTAGGAACGATAAGGAGTGTCAATGGGTAAGTATGACAATCTTCTCTCAAAGATTTCGGCTCTGCCAGCTTCAGAGCAAGAGGCTATTTTAAAAGATGTTGAAGAACTTGAGCGTTTAGAGAGCATTGAGGCTGCTAGGGTTAGCTTTATTCCATTTGTAAATAAGATGTGGCCTAGTTTTATTTCTGGTCGGCACCATAAGATTATGGCTGATGCGTTTGAGCGTATTGCGAATGGCACCCTCAAGAGGTTGATTATTAATATGCCGCCAAGGCATACCAAATCAGAGTTTGGGTCTTATTTATTCCCAGCGTGGTTTATGGGTCAGTATCCCCACAAGAAGATCATTCAGACGGCACACACTGCTGAATTGGCAGTGGGGTTCGGCAGAAAGGTTAAGAACCTAATTGATGGTGAGGATTATCAAGCTGTCTTCGGTGGCACCAAACTGTCTACGGATTCAAAGGCGGCGGGTCGCTGGAGTACAAGCAAGGGCGGAGAGTATTTCGCTATTGGTATTGGCGGTGCCGTTACAGGTAAGGGTGCCGATGTTCTGGTAATTGATGACCCGCATTCAGAGCAAGATGCAGCTATGGGGCAGAGTAATCCAGAGGTTTATGATAAGGTCTATGAATGGTACACCTCTGGTCCTCGTCAGCGTTTGCAGCCGGGTGGGGCTATTATTTTAATTATGACGCGCTGGTCAAAACGTGATCTGACGGGCCAGATTATCAAGAAGTCTGCAGAGCGCACTGGTTCTGATGCGTGGGAAATCATTGAGTTCCCCGCGATTATGCCCGAAAGCGGAAAGCCATTGTGGCCAGAGTTTTGGAATTTAACAGAACTTGATGCGATTAAGGCAGAGATCCCTGTTGGGAAATGGAACGCTCAGTATTTGCAAGACCCAACGTCCGAAGAAGGGGCGCTGATTAAAAGAGATTGGTGGCAATTGTGGGAAGATGATACCCCGCCTCTTTGCGAAGCCATAATTCAGTCTTGGGATACGGCATTTCTAAAAACCCAGCGGAGCGATTACTCCGCATGTACAACTTGGGGGGTGTTTATGAGAAAGAACGCCGCAGGGAAGTCTATCCCTAATCTTATTCTTTTGGATGCCTACAAGGAAAAACTTGAGTTCCCTGAGCTTAAGAGAATGGCATATGAGAAGTATTGCGAATTTGAACCTGATCAGCTTGTTGTGGAGAAAAAAGCGTCAGGTGCGCCCCTAATCTTTGAATTAAGAGCTATGGGTCTGCCCGTGACTGAGTTCACGCCCTCTAGGGGAAATGATAAGTTTGCCCGTGTAAACGCTGTTTCGGACCTGTTTGCCAGCGGGAGTATCTTTGCGCCCGACACAAGATGGGCTGATGAAGTTATTGAGGAATGCGCGGCATTTCCATCTGGAGACCATGATGACTACGTTGACTCCGTTACTCAGGCGCTCATTCGGTATAGACAGGGCGGATGGGTTAGCGCAGATTCAGATGATTGGGACGATGAACCGACATACAAAAAAAAGGTTGAATATTATTAACGGCATGATAATGTTCTTGAGAGAGGCGTAATGGTCTGAATGTTTTCAGAATGGTTAAAACGCTAACCAAATTGCGCCACAGTTTGTCACTTAATTTTAACCCAAGCGCCTCTCAATCACCCCCTTCCCAAAACAACAACTTTTCTGTTATAGTTCACGTGAACTTTTAATAAGGTTAAAGATGCCAAAAATATTGGATAGACTTGTAAGCCAGCTTAAGGCTAAGGGAATGTCTGAAAGCAAGGCGTTTGCAACAGCAACATCTGTTTTGCAAAAAAGCGGATCATTAAAATCTGGGACACAGAAATTAACACCAACTGGACAAAAAAGACAGTCTCTTGGTGCTGCTGGACGCGCAAAAGATCGTGCCGCACAAAAAGCAGGTGGAAAATCTAGTGAATACAAGTATAATCAGCTAACCAATCGCGCACGATTGAAAAAAAAATCCTAAGCGGAGACCAACTATGGCAATTGTGAAACCTCTTACTGAAAGCGACATCCTTGATCAAGAAGAGGGGATGGAAGATGACATTGAGGTTTCCGTTGAGGAAGCTGAAGGCTCTGAGGATGAGGATGGAAATGTCATTATCGCCTTTGGCGAAGTCGAAGATGAAGAAGTTGAGATCAGCCATGAAGACAATCTTGCAGAAATCCTAGAAGAAAATGAGCTTCAGTCCCTTGCGTCTGAGCTTATTCAAGACTTCCTGTCCGACAGAGAAAGCCGCAAGGATTGGGCCACAGCCTATATGCGTGGCCTAGATCTACTTGGATTAAAAATAGAAGACAGATCGCAGCCTTGGCAGGGCGCTTCTGGTGTTTTCCACCCCATGCTAACTGAATCCGTGGTTCGTTTTCAGGCACAGGCTATGAGTGAAATGATGCCAGCGTCTGGCCCCGTGCGAACAAAGATTGTTGGAAAACTAACAAGAGAAAAAACAGAACAAGCAATGCGCGTTGAAACGGAGATGAATTACCTCATCACCGAAGAAATGACAGAATACCGCGATGAGATGGAACAGATGTTCTTCCAACTGCCATTGGCAGGTTCGGCATTTAAAAAGATATATTATGACCCCCTGATGGAACGCCCCGTGGCAATGTTTGTGCCAGCAGAAGACTTCGTAGTTCAGTACGGCGCGTCTAATCTAGCAACATGCCCCCGCTATACGCATGTTATGAAGAAAACTGATAATGAAATCAGACAGTTACAAGTAAACGGCTTCTACAGAGATGAAGAGCTACCAGAGGCAGAACGTGACATTACTGACATTGAACAAAAGTATGATGACCTTGATGGCACTCACGAAGTTATGGATGATGATCCTCGTCATTTAATTTTGGAAATGCATGTCGATTTAGACCTGCCAGAACCATTTGATGATCCAGATGGCATCTCGCGTCCGTATGTTGTGACTATCGATAAGTCATCCAGAACAATTCTGGCTATTCGCCGCAATTGGTATGAAGATGATGAGAAGATGAAGAAACGCCTTCATTTCGTGCATTATCCCTATCTGCCCGGACTGGGCTTCTATGGCACTGGTTTGATCCACCTAATTGGTGGGCTTGCCAAGTCGGCAACGTCTATCCTACGCCAGCTTATTGATGCTGGTACGCTGTCTAACCTACCCGCTGGTCTAAAGGCCCGTGGCTTGCGTATTAAAGGCGATAACACGCCATTGATGCCGGGTGAGTTCCGCGATGTGGATGTCCCCGGAGGCGCAATTAAAGACAGCATCACATTCCTGC